ATCAACCACAGCTATTGTACTGCGACGGTGTCCCAATCTATGGGAACTAATTGACCACAAATGCTTCCCAGAAGCTTCACACGATCTGCCGTCAGCAAATGTTAACCGATATACACTAATTGAACCTTGTGGGTGTAAACTAGTTACTTGTGCAGTGCCACCATCTGGAGTTGATATGACATCACCAGATTTAATGGCCCCCATCGTGGTCCAACCGGTTGGGGTTTTAATTTTTGAATGAAGAGGAGCAGCCTTTCCTACGCCATTAGCTCCTACACCATTGACGGTATCATCCAAATTCATTCCCTGAATTTGTATAGTACCACCACCATCTAAAACGATTTCGGTTGTAGCGTTACCATATGATTGGAAATTACGCAGTGTTAATTTGTGAAAGTTTAAAGAGCTCATATGTTAGGCACCCATGAATATTTTAATGAGGAGGTCAGATTCGTATTTTTTCTCATCAGCTTGACCGAGTAGACTGACAATGGTTTGTTCATTGGTGTCATGATCTTCAATCTCGGGAGTTGTATCTGCCAATGCCGCTAGAACTAAAGCTGAGTCATCCAATTTAAACTCTCGCAAGTTGAACTGATCGTTGTACATTTTTTCAATTGCATCAACCTCTGAATACTCAAGTGGGATATCTACTTCAATTTGCACATAAGCGTTGTTCATTATTTTTAACTTTCCATCCAATAAATCCGATAACTTTCCGCGAATGTACTTCGGACACTCTGCCCAGTTTCTGAACTCCAGATGTTGCGTCTCATTAGTATAGATAGCAAATCCTCGATCCAAATCACCCGTATCGGAATAATCCATCGGAAAGGTGGAGCCAATATAATGAGTTGTGTTTTGAGATTGCCTCTTGTGGAAATGACCCGTCAGGATAGTCTTTTTTCCCTTGATGTCGGCAATATCGGGACCAGTTTCTTTAATGACTGTATATCCCGTGAGGACAAATCCCTTAAATTCGAAGTGCCCCATTATAGTGGTCACATCTTTACAGAATTCATTAGTAATTGTTGGGTATTCATCGGGTTGGATGAATGGAATGAATGCAGTATCTCCAACAATTAGTGGTTCACTGATAATCACAAAGTTTGAGAACTCAGCAAATTTCTTCGTGGCGAATACATCTCTGGACACTCTCATGCCCAAATCGTGGTTGCCGACAATAAAATATATGGGTAATCCAATCGCGTTGAGGAGTTTTGCACCTTCGTATGAATAATCTAATGTAAATACATCAATAGCATTGCGACTCTCATACCAATCCCCTAAGAATGCAACGTAGTCGATATCATCTTTAATTAATTCAATCTCAGCACACATCCACTTAATGAAATCGATACAATCCTGATTGTGGATTGGGCTGTTGGATTTTCTACCAAAGTGAATATCGCTAAATATTACACCTCGTTCAGGATTACGTAATGACATGCGCTACAATTCCTACAAAAGTATTGCACTATTATAGGATGGTTCTAATTGGTTGTAAACTGTTTTATGTACTATGTTTGGGTAAATGTGTCCGAATCGCTAGAGTCTTCACCCTCGTAAATCGTAACGGGTGCAATCTCATCAGAATTGGAGTGGGAGTGGTTAGCATCTTCATAATCAGCTAAATATGTGTGAGATGGATTTAGTCCAGCTAACACCAATAAGGTATCTCTGCCTGTACGTTGCTTTTTCTCTTTATTTAAATATTGATAAAAACTATGCTTGATGCACTGAGTAAAGAAGGCGAACGGGTTATTACTTTTAGCCTCATCAAAACGATCCCAAGTCTTACATATGCTATACATTGCATATGCTTTCATATCGTCAATATACGAATAACCAGCAAAGTTACCTTTAGTTCCATATCTGGCTGTTAACATCTGGAGCATGTGGGCTAGTTTTGGAGTCATCTGTCCGTTCAAATTACTAGTCCGCAATTCAATCAACAAATCAGCATTGTTTATGTAGTTTTTCTTCCGCTTGGGTTTCACAATCGGCGTAACTGGTGTTACTGGTTCAATTTTTTCATTTACTGTCATAAATATACTATTCGATGTGGTTGGTTGCTATAATAGTATATATGGGCATAACACCCTGGCATGTCAACTGCAAAGTGCAATAAAACTCGAAGTAACCTTTACATAAATACCATACACACACCGTTTGGTAGATACATATGGCTAATAAACCAATAATCGCATCGTTTACGTCCACTGGAAATGGCAATACGTTTAATAAAGTTTTCCAACCCGGTGGAGTACTGTTCGAAACTCCAGATGCAAAAAAAGGTGGGTTTAATTTAGGAGCCGATACTGCAACTCCCGAAGACTTGACAACTGCTGCACAATTCAGAGCAACGGGATCGTTGGTGGATACTGCAGATACAGGTTTAGATCTCAGTTCTTTGTTGAATACCATGAATCTACCTAATGTGAGTTCCGATCTTCCCGAAAATTTGAACAAACTAGTAGATGGGGCAAATGATGCTATTAATTCACATCAGTCCAGAATTTCATCATATCTGGAACAGAATAAATTTGCCGTTAGGCTCAAGGCTGTCGGTAATGGAAAAGTAGTAGCATTTCGTACATCCCCAGAAATAAACGAAACGCGAAATAATGCATATAGAACCATCGATCCTGTGCACTTACCTGGAGCTGTGCAGGTGTTTACAAATAGTTCCCCAAGATCGTGGAATTTGGCATCCATCAAGCTGATATCCAGGAATGGTGTTGAGGCAGAAGAGAATTTAGAAACAATAAACATTTTAAGATCATGGATGTTGCCTTTTTTCGGAAACTCTACCACGACAGATCGAGATGGTTATGGTAATTTGGAGATGTTGGGATCACCTCCAGAAATATTAATGTTTACAGCTTATTCAGACCATGGGGAAGATGCTAGAGGTCGAACCAATATCCGAAATATTCCTGTTATTATGAATAGTTTAAACATACCTTACTCCTCAGATGTTGACTATATAAAGACGGCTAAAACCAACCAACCATTTCCAGCTATCATGTCTGTAGACATTAATGTGATTGAAGCCCACTCTCCACGGGAGTACAATACTTTCGATATAATAGCATTTAGGGAAGGCAAACTGCCAGGATTCTAAATATGAGTGTTACTAAATCAACAAATCGCAGACGGTCAAGATATGTGCAAGGTGGTGTCACTGAACTCAAAGCTAATAAGTTGGGTTTTTGGGATAAAAAGAAGCTACCAAAGGATAACACAGATCAGTTATATACTATATCATCCAAATATTCAAAAAAACCGTGGTTATTGGCACACGATAAATACGGTGACGTTCAACTCATGTGGTTCATATTACAGTATAATACAATACTGGATATTGAAACAGAATTCGTAGCTGGTAAAGTGATCTCACTACCAACAACGTCCAGATTGAAGATAGACTTACTGTCTCGATCGGTTACATAGGAATCCAAATTGGCATTACGTAATCCATTACACATATACCGAAGCTATTCGTACAAGCATATACTTATTGTATGTGACTGCACATCTACGGCTGAACAGCTAGGAAAGTTGGATAGTAACTCGTTCCGGAAATCATTACTTATACAACCGGGTGTTAGGGATACACCAGATGATGCGATGTCGACATTGGTGCAGGGTGGGGATTCTGGGAAATATATTGTATTGATTAATACTCTAACTGACTCCAATTTTTATATCAAACGAGCATCATGGCAGACGTTCATTGTGCCACGAGTTACGGTCGATTCGGATGAGGCTGATGGATTGACATCAATGGCTCAGGAAGGTGAGATAACAATAGGTGAACCTCGTGGCATCAGATTTCTTAATATAATCAACAACGCCAGTAGGGTACTAAACACTGGACCGACTGGGTTGGTGTGGATGTTAAAGACTGTGTTTATAGGTCACACCGATACCACGCCAGATTATATTACTGATGTTAAACCATTCATGTTCTACATGACTAATATCGTTGGTAAATTTGACGAGGGTGGTGGTGAATATAGAATAAGTGTACTTGGACAATCAAATGGAGCATCCAAAGCTCCCCATTTTTCAAATATAAGTGTCCCAAGTATAACATATGGTAACGTCAATTCATCGGCCAGGTCTGAGTCAGATTCATCACCCAACACCTTACCAGCTGTTATGACGATATTAAACAAGAGCATCCAAGAAGTGTATGATGACAACATCAAGACAGCTGAACGGTTGGTATTGGCTCAAACGGGTGAGGAATTATTGGGTCGCAAAATTAAATATGTCATTGAGTTGGACTCCGTCTATGAAAAAGGGTACATTGTAGATAATCTACAAAAAACCCAACAACATGATGGTACGGGTGGTGGAGTTATCAATTTTGGAAGATATCCAAACATAGAGTCTATGATACGCATAGTGATGACTTTATGCTCAAGAGTTAATATCGATGGATCTATAAATGGTAACGAATCGAGAAAGATATTCAAAATACATTCGTCTGTTATTACTAATCCCGATAGTGTTATCGTAAAATATCGTATCGTCCAATTCCCAGTTGCCGAAGTCAAATTTGGAGATATCTCCAGTATAATCGGGGGGTTATCGGGTGGCGAATTGTTAGAATTCGATTACTTATACACAGGACGCAATATTGATGTGTTGGAGTTTGATATCAATATGGAAATGGGAATTGCTTTTTTCCAACTACTCGAATCGACTCCGTCTTCTACAGACAATCAAAACATGGTGGGAAAGCATGCAACCGCCATGGTACAACCAGCTGGCAATGGTGCTGTAGATCAAAATGTTGGGGAAAAGAATGCACCTGTTTTGGCAGATAAAACCCAATTCAGTAACATGAACATCTTGTTTCCAAATGCAGATTATGGAAAAGTGCATAAGCGAAACTATAAGAATTACACAAGTGCCGTAACGTTTGGATCGGCACTAGCAAAGCATGCTTCACTTGAGACATTGGAAGCACAGATTAAAATAGCTGGTAATCCAAGATTATTAAATGATTTTAATAACAACCCGAGTGATATAGGAAAATTGATACCTACATCATCTGACGATCAATCAGTAATTCCTAATTGGGACTTATATCCATCATTGGTTAAAATGAACATATCAATGCCAAGTGATGCATCATTTAGTGGTACATCAGGCAACTTCCAACAACCATTTTGGTATGAGGGATTGTATACGATATATTCCATACGTCACACATTCGAAAATAATGGAATGTTTACTCAACAGATGCACCTATTGAGTGTTCCCGTTCGGGATGAACAAGTGCCTGATTCTCCTATGGTTGATGCATCTCGTGTAGTGTATCAAGATGCATCTCGATACTCATTCAGTGATGGACTCAATGGAGGTACGTTAGCGTGAACCTTAAACCTACAACACTCCAACAATATGTAAACAGCTCCAAGAAGAATACATTCGATGTATCTCCCATTATGATTGGCGTTGTCGTAAATTCTGATGACCCACAACAAATGGGGCGGTTGCAAGTATCCATCCCCTCAATAAACAGCAACCCAATTCAATCATCTGCACACCCGTGGGTATCATATGGTAGCCCATATGGTGGTGTGTCATATGATGTTCCAAGGGGCCCTGGAGCTGGAGAGTCAACTCGTGGCCCAGTAGCATATGGTTTGTGGGCAATTCCCAAGGAGGGTACCAGAGTTATAGTGTGCGCTGTTGATAATGATCCAAATCAGCTATATTGGATTGGGTGCATTTATCCAAACTCCATACCTCACACAATGCCACATGGCAGACATTCTTCCAAATTTGAAGATGGTGATTATGTAGGTCCCCGCACATCAGTGGAGGATGAATCTATTTATCCACTCTATTCTAATCAGCAGGCTGCTTTTACCTCCAATGGAAAAACGCCAGACATTAATAATTATGAATGGCTATCGCGAGGTATAGATTATAGTGCAGCAGCCGCAATACCAGCTAGAGTGTCCGACACCGATCCAGATTCGAGGATAGCATCACAAATTCCAGACGATCAAGATACTGAAATAACATTAAAAGATGGGACAACTCGAAAATTCAGACAGGGGTATTCAGAGCGCAGAACCCAATCAAATGATGGAACTGTAAGGCTGGAGTCATCTACAGTGGGGTTAACATCTCCAGGATTCCACGCTTTTTCTATGGATGATAGAGAAGAAAATTGCAGAATGCGGTTCAGAACTACGGGTGGTCATCAAATCATCCTAGATGATACAAACGAGAGGTTGTACATAAGTACAAATGAGGGTAAAAATTATGTGGAGATGGATGCCAATGGTCACATATTTGTGTACTCGCAAGAGTCCATATCATTGCGGTCTGAAGGTGATTTGAATTTCACAGCCGATAAGACAGTGCGCATTACCGGAAAAGAAGGGGTGCATGTTGAAAGTGGTGGTGAGTTGAGAGTCCACTCAATGGAAGATATTTACATTAGGGGGGATGAGAGTGTATTCACCGAGGTTACAGATAACCACAACATTCGTGTGGGTGGAGATACATTCACCGATGTGGTAGGGACTATGAACTTTAACTCTGCGAATAACCACATTCAGATATCTGGTGAATATCACATATCTAGCGGGTCTACTATATTCAGTACAGTGGGAACGTATGAGATTGGATCATCAAATATAACCGTTGATGCAAGTGGGCACGTTAAAGCCATAGGGGATATTAAATCTGATGGGGATGTGGTATCGAGTTCATATTCATTAAATCAGCACCAGCATACATACCAAATACCAGTTCATGTAGCTGGACCGGGACAGACGTCGGCTACGGATGGGACATCACCAGTGAGTTCATCCCCTGCATCCCCATCTACACCCCAACTCGCATATGATTTTAATGACGATGAGGTTGACTTGGCATATTGGACAAACATCGTACCCTCGCATGAACCTTGGGCTAGAACCATGATTGATGATTATAGGTCGAATATTAATCACATCCCGGAACTTACATATGATGATCCAAATATAAACCAAAAGATGTCAAAAGTTAAAACGCACACACGTGGGGATTCGTGGCACAGGTAGTGTCACATAAATAACCATATGGATATATTATATAAAGGTTTTTCAACTCACAACTATGTACTATCTGGTGGGTCTTTTTCTGTAACTAACGTCGATCTAGTGAATCTCGACATATTGAGTCACATATTTACTGAAAAAAATGAACGTGTGATGTTACCAGGGTGGGGAACTGACATTCCGAATGCCCCATTCGAACCACTAACATCTGAACTAATTCAAAACATACGTGATGATATAGAACGTGTGATCAATTACGATCCTAGGGTTGAGCTATTGACTCTTACCATAGCTCCATATTATGACAGCAATGCAATAATAGCAAGTGTGACATTACAATATATAGAATTGAATGTGTCCGATGCGTTGGAATTTGTACTGAAATTGGAATCGGGGTCGATTTAATAAATA